TTCCGTCGTCCCGGCACCGGTTGCGGTCTCCCCTGCAGCCAGCGGGGAAGAGCTGGGGTTGGTCTCGATGGGGGTTGAGACCGGTCCCTGTTGTACACCCCGACGGCGGCCGTTGACGGCGAGCTCGACCAGCAGCATCGACAGGGCGTAATCCCGGTCCTCGACGCTGTCGCCGCACCACGCCAACACCCACTGCCCGCCCGTCGTGTAGAACCCCACCCCCCGGCTTGTGGTCGACACGGTCCGGATCTGGCCCGTCGGGGTGAACACGACCCGGCCCGTATATTCGGCCGCGGACTGGGCAGGGACCACGAACCCGCCCACCACTCCCGGCCAGTCCCCCGGCACCCACCCCCCCACCTCAGGGCCCGGCTTCCTGTTCCTGTTCGAACCCCAACGCGTCCGCCACCGCCCCCGCCGGCCACACCTCACCGAACGTTTCGATGTCCCACTGAGCGAGGAACAGGTCCCGCTCATGGTCCCGCAGCAACGCGATCGCCCGGTGCGCGTCGGCCTGGTCGCCCGGCCCCGGCGTCCAATCGCTCGTGACCGTCCGCGCCACGGCCGGTTCGGTGTCACTGGGGGTGCTTACCGTGGCCACAGTCCCGCCGGCCTCGAGCAGTTCGGCCAGCTCGACCTCGTCGCCGTCCATCCCCGCCGGGTAGCTGTCGGCGACGGCGGGGTCGATCACATCGGGGAACGCCCGCCGTAACGCCATCGACTCCGCGACCTTGCCCAGCATGTGCGACGGCATCCGCCGCCACAACATCGTCGGCACCCCCGACTGGTCGGTCTGCACGAACTCCGACCACTTCGCCGTCCCGTTCGCCGGCACCACCCACCCGTCCACATGCACCAGGACCCGGGCGCAATACGGGACCGTGTCGTCGTCGTCCCACACGTCCCGCCACTCCAACTCGCCCTTCGCGTTGCGGGGCCCGCACCACACCGGCCCCTCGATCCCCGCCAACTTCCCCGTACGGGTAGCGAGGGTGCGGCGCCCCGCGACCGTGATCTGGTGGCGGTGAACCTTGCGTTTCAGGCGGTTGTCGTACCGGCCGATCAGCACGATCTGATCCGCGAACGGCGACAAATCCAACCGGGCGCACACTTGCGCGAAGAACGCCAACTCCTGATCCGACGCCTCCGGTGCCAACTGCTCACGCAACACCGCGATCGGATGCGACGAACCCACACGCGCCAGGCCGTGCTCGGTCATCGTGGGCCTCCCAGCCAATCGACGAGCTGAGCCTGGTCCCATGTCTCTCGCACGACGCCGGCGCCGGAGACGGGCGGCAAGCGGTACATGGTCACCGTCTCGAACGGTGGGTCGCCCTCGATGATGTACACCCCGCTCTTGGGCGCCAGGTCCCCGGACTGCACGCCGAGGGTGATCAGCCGGCGCAGACACTCGAGCAACCAGCGCTGGCCTTGACGCAGGTCGCCGTTGCCGGCGGGCTTGTGCTCGAGCAACCGCAAGCGTTGCGGTCCCTCGCCGAAGTGCAGTTGATACACGTGGTCTTCGAACAGCTCCATGTCGACGTCGCCGAACGTCGTGTGGGAAGTGACGCGGTCATGCACGAACTGGCCGAAGGCCGACGACGACTCGTCGGTGCCGCGGTTCCACTGGTGAATCAGGCGGTCGCCACAGAGCTCGCACTCCCGTTGGTGCGGACAGGCGACTTTCATGGCCCTTCCTCGATCTCGGCACCAGCAAACCGGCGCCCGAACCGCAGCGCCGCGATACCAACGCTCCCCGAGCCGGCGAAGGGGTCCACGATGAGATCGCCCGGCGCGGTGAGCGCCGAGATGATCGGCTCGAGTTCTTGAACTCCTTGGGCCCAGTCGCCCGTCGGGCCGGTCGGGATCGTCTTACGGGGCGTGCTGCCGCCGATGGTGTCGGCCAGCATGAAACGGCCGCGGCGCCCGGGACCGTTGACGAACCACGGCAGCGGCTTCCATCCGGCTGAGATCCACTTGCCGGGGATCATGCTGCTGGTCCCGTGAATCAGCGCGATCGTCCACCAGTACCGCAAGTGCTCGCGCAACCGGTCCAGCACGTCGGGCATGATCGACTGACCGCAGTAAGCGATGAGCGACCCGCCCGGTACGAGCCACTGTGCCGACCACTTCCCGAGGTCGGACCACAATGGCAGGAACTCGGTCGGATAGGGCGGGTCGGTGAGCACCAGCGGCACCGAACCCGACTCGACCTCGAGCGCGGTACGGAAATCGCCCCGGATGATGTCGACGTCGCCAGGCCTGACGTCCACGGCAGTAGCGCGGTCGACGGCGAGCAACAGGGAGCGACGCGATCGCTTCCCTTCGCGCACTTGCGCGATCAGGAACTCGCGGTGACCGTGAAACCGGCGAATGTCCGACACCACATACGCCGGAATCGAATAGTCGCCATGACTACTTTTCCCCGGCCCCTTGCCCAGGTCGCCGGGGTTAGGCCCTAGACGTTGCGCGAGCTCGATCTCGACGAACATCTGTGCGGTCTTGATCTCGGCCTTCTCGGCGCCGTGCCCGTTCCACTTCTGCGCCAACGCTGCGCACGTCGTCGCCGTGTCCCACAACAATGCCGGATCGTCGACATCGGGACACCGCTCGAGGATGCGTTCGGCGAACCCGGTAGGCACCAGGCCTGGACCCAAGTCCCGCGGTACAAGCGCGGCAGTCACGCCGCGCCGGGACCTTCGAGGTCGGCCAACCAACGGCCGACCGTCTTCCATGAGACGTGGACGTCGTAGTCGGCAGCGAGCCGGCCGGCGATCGCTCGGTGGCTCAGTCCGTCCTCGCGCCAGCGGAGTAGTAGCAGGGCGAGACGGCCGCCGAGCATCCGGTCATAGAGGGGGAACGTCGGTGTCCGTGACATCTCGCTTGCAACGTAGACAACAAGTCACTTGTCGTCAACGCCACAATCGAAACGTCGTGCTGATCCTATGGACATGAGACATAATGTCTGGCAGAGTGTTGGGTGATGGAGACGCGGCAGGAAGTAGGGGTGCGGTTGGAGGAGCTGCGGCACGCCGCTGGTGACCCGTCGTTCAAGATTCTCGAACGTCGACTGGTGCAAGCGGTCGGGCTGTCCGCACCGAGCGGCGAGAAGATCCGCCTGTACCACAAGGGCGACGGACCGGACCCCGAGCTGATGGACATCGACCTGCTTGTCGAGCTGGCGATCATCTACGGCGTCGCCCTCGACGACCTGTCCTCCGTCGTGGCCGACCGAGCACGTGCTCGCGCCGAACGTCTTGCACTGTTACCAACCAGTAATCGCGAGCCCGGCGTCACGGTTACCCGTCGGCAACGCCAACCGATCGCGGCGTGAACCGGTAAACCGGCCACGGGACACGACCGACTGACCGGGATGGGACTCACCGGAACAGGACGCAACTTCGCCGCGTGGCTGACAGAACGCCACTACGCCCCCGCCACCATCGCGGTGTACGTCGGGTACGCCCAACGGGCCGAACACGCGTTAGGCGGCCTTCTAGGGGCGTCTGCGGACGAACTGTACGACTGGTGGACGACGCTGCCGCCGTCGGCGTCGTCGCGTAACGGGGCCCGCAAAGCCCTGGTCGCGTTCTACCGCGCCATCGGGCACCGCACGGGCGGGCCCGCGCTCGAGCTCCCCTCGCTGCCCGCGCCGGAAGGACACCCCCGCCCGGTCGCCGGGCCCGCGTTCGACCGGCTACGGGCCGCGGCCGCCCGCATCGGCGGCGTCCACCATGTCGCCGCCGTGCTGTTAGGGACGACCGGCTGCCGGATCAGCGAAGCCCGCCTGGCACGGTGGGACACGTTCGTGTTCGACGGGTCCGCGTCGACGTGGCGGGTCGCCGGCAAAGGGTCGGGGCGTCGGGGCGTGAAGCACCGCGACGTCCCGTTGACGACCGCCGCCGTCGCCGTGTTGGGCCGGTGGCGTCCCGAATGCCGGTCCCGGACGTTCGTGTTCCCCTCGCCCGTCCATCCCGGCCGACCGGTGTCCGATTCGACGATGCGTGCCGTCGTCTACGAGATCGCCGCCGCCGCCGGTGTCGACGAGCACGTCAACCCGCACCGGTGGCGGCACACCGCCGCCACCGCCGCGTTGGACCACACCAAAGACCTCGCCGCGGTGCAGGACATGCTGGGCCATCAAGACCCCGCCACCACACGGCGGTACACCAAAGTCGGATGGGAACGGATGCGAGCAGCCGTCGACGGCGCCGCCAACTACGGCAAACTCCGAGCCGTATGACACCACCGGCAGAGGGTGACGACGGCTAGTCGTCGGTGTTGTGGCCGTTGCGTTTGAGGTCGTAGTGCCAGCGGTGTACGACGATCCCGCCTAACACGGCGATCAACAGGACAGCACCGCCGGTCAACGATTCGGCGAGGCGTAGGTCGCGGTCCGTTTGGACGGCGACGACGCCGAGCGTCACGATCGACGCCACGGTGACCGCGCCGAGGGTGACGATGGCGGCCATCGTCACAGTGTCGCGGCGCGGTTCGGTCAATACGGGAATCCGGGTTCGCGTTGGAAGGTGATGTCGGCGAACTTGTCGGCCAACGGCTGGTTCAGGACGTCGGTGACGCCGAGGTTGTGGAGGAAGTCGACGGTCACCGGGTCGGGGATCAACGTTTTGGTCATCTGGCCGACGTCGACCATCCAAAGTTTTCCTTCTTCGCCGATGAACGTCATGATGAACACGTTCGGGGGCATGTCTTCGTCCTCCTCGTCGGGTGGGGTGCCGCCGCCGGCGGCCATGTCGACGACCCGGTCGATGGGGAACCCGGGGCCGCAGTCCCAATGGCCGCCGCCCATCGAACCAAGATCGGCGTGTTGGCAGACACCTGGCGTGTACGGGTCTTGGGCCTGGTGGGCGTCGAGCAGTACCAGCGGGATCCCGAAGATGGCGGCTTCTTCCGCGATCCACGCCGCGGTGTTCTCGAGCATGACGGGGTGGCGGTCCCATTCGGCCCGGTCCCATTCCGCGAAGGCGCACAGTTCGGCCTGGATCGACCACGGGTTGGCGTTGGCCGCGGTCCACGCTTTCCAGTCGCGGCGGACGTATTCGCCGACCGTGCCCGGGGTGTCGTCGATCCCGACATGGGATGACACACCCGAGCTCGGGTTGGCGAAATAGTTGCCGAGCTCCTGGTATGTCCGGGCGCCCTGGGACGAATGCAGCACGATTGTAGACACAGAGCTTCCGGCTCGTGAACTATAGTTGGGCGAAGGAATTGCTACTCGGTGTAGGGCCATGACTTAGGGGACGACCTCGTGCGGCGTGGAGAGTTGCCGGCAACATGCAGGAACGGGCATCCGTATGCACCGGATACGCCCCGAGACTCGAAGGGTCGCCGGTTGTGCCCGTTGTGCGTGCACAACGCGGGACCCAAACCCATGCCCGTCGCCGAACGGTTGTGGCGCCGGGTGCAACGCGGCGGTCCGAACGACTGCTGGTTGTGGCTCGGTGGGGACAACGGCAAGGGGTACGGGGTGATCGGCATCGCCGGTCGCGGCGGAAGACAGACCTACGTGCATCGCGTCGCGTGGGAGCTCGAGCGCGGTCCGATCCCTGACAGGCTCGAGGTCGACCATCTGTGCCGAACCCGGTTGTGCGTCAATCCCGCCCATATGGCCGTCGTCACCCACCGCGAGAACAACGCCCGCGGGATGACTGTCTCCGCGATCGCGGCCCGCAAGACCCATTGCGTCCACGGTCATCCGTTTGATGAGGCGAACACCTACCGGCCACCCGGCGCTCCGAATACGCGGATGTGCCGCGCCTGCATGGCGATTCGTGAGGCGAAGCGAGTGCGCGATTTCCGGCGTCCCGCATGTCGGCACGGCCACGTCTACCCGGCGGACTGCGCAGTCGACAGTGCGGGCCACCGGGTCTGCCCGATTTGTCGTCGCGGTCCCCGCACCTGAGTCAATCATCGTCATCGTCTCCGGGGGTGCGGTCGGGATGCGACGGTTCCTCGGGCGGGTCGTCGGCCGGTTCCGGCCAGAATGGTTGCGGGCCGCGGCTCATGGTGTCCCCTCTCAAGGGTGGAGGTATTGGACCGTGCAGAACGACAGGGTCCCGGCGGCGTCGCCTTTGATGGTCGAAATATTCCCGGTGTAGAACACACCGATCGTGTCGCCCTGGTTGCATACGACGATCTCGTGGTACGGGGCGGGAATGTCCCATGACGCCAGCGACGCGAACGCCCACCCGCACAGTGCGACGGTGGTGCCGTTGCGCTGCACGGCGAGGTTGCACCACTGGTTCACGGCGTTCCCGGCGGTGTCGAGCGACCCGGCGACGAGGTAGTGGCCGGCGTAGGGGGCGGTGAATACTTTCGACGTGTTCGACCACATGGCGAGCGGGTCGCGGGTGGCGGCGTTGAAACCGAACGGTTGGCCGCTGGTCGGGGTGGTGTTGGCGGTCAGGTAGACGCGGGCGAACACGGTGTTGGGGCCGTACATGGGTGAACGCCGGTCGGTGATGTTCCCGGCGGTGACAGACGCGGACCCGCCGGGAACGTAGATCTGGGCGAGCGCGGCCTGGCCGGCCGGGACCGGCGGCGGTGACGGGGACGCGGCGGCGGTGCCGGTGACGACCTCGAACACGAAATCGTTGTTGGCGCCGCCGTCCAAATCGTTCCCGCGGGGATGGCAGACGACCAGGTCGTACCGGTTCGACCCCGACGCGGGCGCGGCGGTCAACGTGACCTGCTCCACCGCGTCCGAGCTGCAGAGGGTGGAGCCGGTGTTGTTCTGGGACGGGACCGCGACCTGCCCGGCCGCGACGTTGACGGTCATCCCCGACCCGGCCGTGACCGCGCACCCGGACACCGCCGCGGCGGGCCACAACGCCCCGATCAGGCGGCGGTCGACACTGGCGGCGTAGGTGCCCTGCTGCAACCACTGCGGCGTATAGCGCGTCATACGGGTCTCCTATCTGCGGGTGAGGGCGGCGGTGTCCTGGACGGGTTCGGCGAGGAGACCGGCGAGGGTGGTGGTGGGCCGCCCCACCGTCAACGTCACGTCTTCCTGGCCGTCGTCGCCGACGTCGAACGTGATCCCCAACACCCGGATGGTGGTGTTCACGTTCAACCGGCCCGCCTGGATGACCAACGGGACGACATCGCCCATGTTCGGGTTCCCCCAGGAGTAGGCGCCGGGCCGCAAACCGATCGTGTAGTTGGGGACGACGATCCCGGACTGGGCGAGATCCCCGGCCGCTTTGTCGTTCAACGTGGCCTGCACGGAAACGTCGGCCGCGTTCTCGTCGTGCATCCACAGTCCGATGGGGATACGGGTGATGTCGTTGGCGTCCGGATTCCACGCCTCCGCGAACAGTTGCGGCGCGTTGGGGTCCGATGAGCCGTTGTTGCCGACGACCCGCACATAGTTGCCGTAGTCGCCGCTGTTGATCGACCTCGACACGGTCGCCACCGTCGACCCGTACACGAGCGCCGGGGCGGTGCGGACCACACCCTGGTACGGGTAGAAGATCCGCAGCCCGTCGTAGGACGGGTTGGCGTAGGCGGGGGCAACGTCCCAGTCGAACCCGCCCTGCACTTTCGACAGGTCGTCGAACAGTTGCCCGATCTGGCTGTTGGGATAGTAGGTGCGGTCCCGTTTCTGTCCGGACACGGACCGGGCCGAACCGTCGGGGTTCCGCTGGTACACGGTGAGCGGCAGGTAGGAGCCGGGCGTCAGGCTGGTACCGGACGACGAGCTGGTGGCGACGGCCCGGTTCAACAGCCCGGCGACGATGGTGTCCTGGTCGATCTGGGTGTAGGTGACGGTGGCGGTGAGCAGCCGCCGCCACAACAGCGCCGAATAGTCGTGGCAGGTGAAGGTAACGGTGTGGGCCTGTTCGGACAGCGTGTCCTGGGATTGGGTGACCGGCCCCCGGAACACGGGTATGTCTCTGCCGGTCTGGTCGTCCCACCGCAGGGCGATCACATCGGTTTGGAGTTCGGCGATGGCGGCGGCGGCGTCGGCGCGGCCGTCGACCGCGAACGACAGTGTCGCCGGCGCGTTCCATTTCTGCTCCAGCCGGCGGGAACGGGCCTGGGCGAGCTCGCCGGTCGCGAGGTCGGTCCACGCCTGGGCGGCGAACGGTCGTTGCGCGGACAGCAGCCGCCACTGTCCCCGCCCCACCGGCACCGGGTACGTCCCGGGCGCGGCCCGCGCCGCGCTGTCACCGTTCCCGGACACGACCGGTTGGATCCCGGGACCGGTGGGGGCCCGGCCCGCCGGCCACGTCACGACAGGAACCCTTCGGTCCAGATCGCTTGGACTTGGGTGACGGGACTGGTCGACGAACCGTTGATGGTGAGCTGACCCCAGTTGGGCGGGTCGATCGCCCCCCATTTCGTGTTCAACCAGTCGATCGACGACAGCACCGACTGGGCGGGGTCGCTGTTCAACACCGCGGTTTTGCGGGCCGAGTCGACATCAACCCACTGGCCGGACCCGATCGTGAACGACGACAGGAACGTGATCATGATGGTCCGGTTGGCCGGGAACACGCCGACGGACACGATCGGGCGGGTGATGGGCCCGTAGATGCGGTACAGCGGGTAGACAGGAACGTCGCCGGTCACCCTGATCATCCCGACCGTCGAGCTGGACGTGCCCGCCGGGTAGGAGCGAGCGAACGTCAGGTCGTAGGCCCGGCCCACCCCCGCGGTCGACCCCGCCCACGCCGTCGCCGAGCTCGTAGTGGTGGCGCGGGCGATGGGGTCGGCCGCGACCCACGCCAGGTGGATGTCGCGTTCCTGGTCGCCGGCGACCGCCCAGTCGTATCCCGCCGCCCGCACGACCAGTGTCCGTTCGGGGGTGCCGGGACGGTCCAGGATCCAGTGCAAAACGGGCCGGGCGGACGGAACCATGAACGGCGCGAAGTTGTCGGCCACATCATCGATCGAGCCGGCGCTCGAGGCGTAGGTGACGATGTCGGCGGTGACGGGGCGTTTCCCGAAGTAGCGGGTGCGGTCGTCGATGCCGTCCTGGTCGGGCCGGTTGTTGACGACTTCCCGGACCTCGGGGTAGCCGAGGTTGAGGTTGGTGCAGTACCAGCCGCCCGCCTCGTTCTGCAGATCGATGCTCGAGCTCCCGAGCGTCAACCAGGCCCGCCGTACACACGGTGTCGCCATGTCAGACCCTCTCGGTTTGCGCGGCCCACGCCACGCGGGCCATGAACAGGTCGATGTCGGTCTGGTCGGTGAACACGGCCTGTTCGATGTGCACGACCGGCCCGGTACGAACCGGCGACCCGGGCCCGGAGAGGGGGATGACGGCTTCGGGTCGGCTGTTGGCGGCGAGCAACGCCAACGTCGGTCTCGTGACGATCCCGCCGGTGTCGAGGAGGGGGATGTCGGGAACGTCGAACCCTTTCCCGCCGATGCCGGGCACCCACGATGGGATCTCGAACGACAGGGATCCGACGGTGCTGTTCCAGAATCGGGCGACCCCGTTGAACCCGGATTTGATCAGGTCGATGGCGCCTTGGAATTCGGTTTTGATGGGGTCGATCACCCATGTTTTGATCCAGTCCCACGCCCGTTGGAACGGGGACGTGATGACATCCCACACGGTCGAGAGGGCGTCGGCGATCCAGCCGGGGATTTTCCCGAAGAACTCTTTGGCGCCGTTCCACAGGTTGACGATGAAGTCCCAGGCGGTCCGGTACGGCCAGGTGAGAATGTCGAACAGTCCCTTGAAGATGTCGGCGATCCAGCCGGGCACCTGTTTCAGGAAATCGACGACGGCGTGGAAGGCGCCCACGATGAAATCCCACACGGCGGCGGTGGCGGATTTGATGGTGTCCCAGTTGGTGATGATGAGGTAGGCGAGCGCGGCGACGGCGGCGCCGATCACGACGAACGGGGCGATGGCGAGCAGGGTGGCGGCGGCGGCGGCGAGCGCGCCGGCGGCCCACGCCAGGAAAGCGGGGACGAGCATGGCGAGGATGACGGCGCCGATGGCGCCGAGGCCGATGGCGATGGATTGCGCCAACGTCTGGTTCTGGGTCATCCAGTCGCTCATCCAGGTGAGCGGGGCGATGACGGCGTTGATGGCGTAGACGAGCCCGATCGACAGGATCTCGGCCAGTTTCACGAACACCGGCAGTATCGGCATGAGCGCGGGCAGCAGATCCTGGATGAGAACGGTGGCCAGCTCGCCGATAACGGGTAGCAGCGGCGTGAACGCGTCGACGAGTTGCACGACGAACGGGGCGAGTTTCACGAACGCGGTGGCGATCGTCGTTCCCAGTTTCCCGAGGACGGGGACGATGGCGGCGAGGACCGGTTTGAGGGCGCCGGCCAACGATTTGACGACATCACCGATCGGGCCCATCAATCCTTTGAGCACGTCGAACACGTCGCCGATCACACCGCGCAGGTCGGGCATGGTCACCAGGAGCGCGGCGACGGTGGACCCCAACGGCCCGAACGCGGACGTGACACCGGAGACGATTCCGCCCAACGGTCCGAACGCCGACGCCAGGTTCGCGCCACCGGTTTTCAACAGCATCCCGACGATGGGGGCGAGGACCGGGGCCAGGTCTTTCAACGCGCCGAACAGGTTCGAAATGGACTGGGCGCCGCCGGCAGCGAAATCGCCGACCTTGGCGATGAGCGAGTCGAGGAACGGGGAAACTTTCGACAGGGCGGGGCCCAACACGTTCAGGACGGCGTTGACGATGGGCGTGACGAGCGGTTCGAGTTTGCGTAACAGGTCGGCGAACTTGTTCGCCCATTCGAGCGCGAGGCCGCCGCCCGCTTTGGAGATGAACGGTTCCACGATGGCGGACCCGATGTCCCGCATCGCGCCTTTGACGCGGTCGGTGGCACCGGCCCACGTGTTCTTCACGTTGGCGGCGGCGCCGGCGTAGGTGACCGCCATCTGGTCGGTGAGGGTTTGCAGCGCGGTTTGGGCGTCGAGGGTGCCGTTGGTGATGTCGTCGCGGATCTGCTGGGCGGTTTCGCCCATGCCCTGGCCGATGAGTTTGGCGGCGTCGATCCCCCGGTAGCCGAGCTGGTTGAGGGTTTCGGCGGTGATCTTCCCGGTCGACTGGACCTTGGAGAGAATGTCGGCGATCTCGTTGATCTGGGTTGCCGACCCGCCGGTGGCGGCGACCGCGTTCTGGATGGCGTCGAGGGTCGGGATCACGTCTTTGGCCGCGAACCCGAACGCCAACATCTGTTGGGTTGCTTCGATGAAGTTCTGGCGGGGGAACGGCGACGTTTTCGCGAACCCGGCCAGATCCGACATCATCTGGGTGGCGGCGTCGGCGGAACCGAGAATGGTTTTGAACGCCGCCTGGGATGTTTGGGCGAGAACGTTGTACGACTTGCCGCTGGTGACGACGGCGGCGGAGAACCCGGCGACGGCGCCGGCGCCGATCGTGAACGACGTGGCGACGACATCGCCGACCTTTTTGAAACCGGACGAGATCGACGAGCCGACCTTGTCGAGCTGCCCGGCGGCCCGGTCGATGCTGGACGTGTCGGCGACGAACCGTACGGGAACGTCAGCCATTACCGGGCCCTGCCCCGCGACCGTCGGGCTTCGGCTCGGCGCCGTTCCCGCGCCTCATCGCGTAACACCCGGTCCATCTCGTCGAGCAGGCCGACCGGTAGCCGCATCACGTCGGCCGGGTTCAACCGCCAGACGCGGGCAACACGGCAGGCGCGGCGCCATTGCTGCCCGCGGACGGTTCCCCCGCGGCGTCCGGTGCGTTCACGATCTCGAGGTCGGTCATGTGCAACGCCAACGCCTGGTCGAACGTGTAGGCCGGGTCGGTGCGGCGGGCGACCACGCACGCCAGCGCGGCGACAGCGCGAGGTTGCGCCGGTCCGGTCATGGCGTCCTGCAACGACATTCCCAGCAGTTCGCCGACTTCGGCGAGCTCGCCGAGGGTGAGGTCGGCCATGTCGATCCGGACCTTTTCAGCGGTCATGTTCGGGCCGCGAGCTGGTCGGCGAGACGTTCCATCCGCTGGGTGAACATGACCGCTGCGCCGTCGACACCGGCGGCGACGGCGTGGGAGCGGTGTTCGATGTACCGGGCGTACGGGAGGCCGGCGCCGTAGGTGACAGCCCACCCGTCGCGGTCGGGGACGGCGGCGACGGTGGAAGCCAACCGGCCGGTACGGCGCGGCACCCCGGCGGCGACCTGGTGGGCGGTGTAGTCGGCTTGGGCGCGGGCGCCGGCGTCGGCGCCGCTGGCGAGCGCGGCCGCGAGCCGGCCGGTGGCCGCGACCAGCGGGGCCATGTCGACTTCGACGTTCACGCCGCCGAACCCTCACCGGCCGGTCCGGCCGGTTGGGTGCCGGCGGTCGCCGGTGCCGTGGCGGCAGTGACAGTGGGGTCGACAATCCCGAAGTCCGGGTCGCCCTGGACGGCGAGGACGAGGTCGATTTCGGATGCTTCGCCGGGGGCGGCGTCGATGAACGGCAACTGCTTCACGACACAGGTGCCGGACATGACCGGGTTGTCGACCGACGCGGTGGCCTGGTCCGGTTTGATCACGAACGGGACCACGGTCCCGCACAACGGGTGGATGAGCGTCCACGACCCGTCGGCGCCGTAGGACTGGGCGAGCGTGAACGTGACCGTCCACTTCGGCGCCTTGTACGACGTGTACGACCCGCAGAACGTTTCGATGGTGTTCTCGTCCTGGTCGGCGGTGGCGGTCAGGTTCGTGCCCGCGCACGAGATCTCGACGCCGGTGCCGGTGGGGCCCAACTGGACCCAGGGGTGGTCGAGGATGAACGGGGCAGCGTCGACGGTTTGCATGGACATGGTCAGGTTCCTCCAGTGGTGGTGACGGGGCGGCGTAGCTGGATACGGGCAGCCAAGTAGGTGATCTGGGCGATCTCGAACGGGCCGGGACTGAGGGTCTGGTACGGCCGCAGCCGGGCTTGGGCGAGCGCGGTGACGGCGCCGTCGACGAGGGCCTCGAGGGTGGGGTAGTTCGCTTCCGGGGTGAGGCGGGCGGCGACGGCGATGACTTCGAGTTGGGCGAGGTCGGTGCACACCGACTCGACTGTCCGCCACGGGTCCGGCCCCCACCGCACCATGTAGCACGGCGGTTCGACCGCGTCGACGGGCGCGTCGAACACCGTCCAGTCCCCCGCGGTCACGTCCGGGATGCCGGACAGGGCGGCGGTCACGGCGGCGCGCAGCTCACCGAGATTCACCGGACCGCCCCTAGGCGATGCCGAACTGTTGGGTGAGCGGGATCAGGGTCGCCGCGTGCCGGGCGAACCCGTCGTTGGGGACTTTGAGGATGCCGGTGTCGGCGAACCCGACCCCCCCGAACGTCGCATCGTTGGCTTTGTAGAACTCGACGCCGCGGTCGACGTTCACGCGCACGACGAGCTCGGGCGCCGGGTCCGGCAGCGGGTCGTCGGGTAGCCGGTCGAGGGCATGGTCGATCTCCGACGCGGCAGCGTCGAGACACGATTCGAGCAAGTCCTGGTTCTTGGCGGTGACCTGGACGCGCAACGCGGCAGCGAGCTCGTCGACGGTCGCGTACGCCACCGGTCATTCCGACGACTGCGGCTCGCCGTGTTGGCCGTGGGTTGCAGCGATGTCGTCGGCGGGGAACTGGCCGGCGGTGTCGTGCGACGACGGCCCCTCCCGGGACTCGGTGTCGTTGTCCTGGTCGCCGTCGTCGCCGTTGTCGGGTGGGGTGGACGGCTGGATGGGCTGGTCGGGTGCGGTCGGTTCGCTCATGGCGATCGTTTCCCTTCTAGGCGGGGGTGCCGAGTTTCGTGAACGCGGCGGTGTCGATGACCTTGGCCACGAACGCGCCGATGACACCGACTTCCATGCCGCCCAACGCCGGTTCCACGGCCCGCAGCTCGACCGGCGCGCCGGCGGTTTCGGCGACCAGCAGCGCGGACGAGGCGCCGACGATGACGGTGCCGGCGGGGAGCCCGTTCGAGATCACCAGTTGCAGGCCGGCGATGTTCCCGGACCCGGTCGACAGGCTGAACCCGCCGGTGGACAGGAACACCGGCGACTGGTTCGACACCAGCCCGACGAGGTGGTAGCCGGTGGTCGGGTCGGCGTAGATGGTGTCGGCCCGCCGGTTCGTGGACCGGTAGATGTCCCCCGCGGCCGACGCGATAGCGGCCATCCACCCGGCGAGATCGTCGGACGCGGGCGGCGCGCCGGTCGCGAGCTGCGCCAGGACGGTGCCGGTGGCGGCCTCGGTTTGGCGGGCGTACGCCTCGGCGGCGAGGTCGAACCACAGTTGCAGCGCGTCGGGCGTGGACCAGTTGATGGCCTGCCACGAGATGTCACCGGCGCCGACATAGGTGTCGGCGGTGACGGTCACGAAGTTGACGGTCATCTTCGAGGACGGCGCCTCGGTCTTCTCCGCCGTCTGCTTCCCCACCGACGGTCGCGACGCGATCGACGGGTACATCAACTGGCCGGACGTGAGCCCGATACGGCGGGCGGACTCGACGATGGGCCGGGACGTGGAGATGACCTCCACGATCTGGGTCAGGTACTGGGGTGGGATCAGGCCCATCACGTCCGACGACAGGGTGTTGGCCACCGCCCGGCTGATGCGGTCCTCCGCTTGCTGGCGGGCGCCGGGCCCGGCCCGTTGCGCGATCTGGTCGTAGCGGACGATCAGCTGGTCGCGGGCGTACTGCGCGAACGTCCGGTACACGACCGGGTCCGGTTCCGGAGATACCAGTTCGACCGCGCCTCGGCGGACCGGCTCGGGGAGCTGCACCGAAGCGCGCTGGTGGCGGGCGCGGGTCACCTCGAGCTGTTCGAGCTGTTCGAGCTGCGGGTCGATCTCCGATTCGATGCGTGCGTGGTTGCGGGCGATCAGGTTCCGTTCCGCGTCGGACAGGTCACGTTCGTCGGCTTCGGCGCCGTCGGTGATCTGGTCGCATTGCGACAGCAGCTGGTCACGTTCGTCTTGCAGACGGGAAAGCACCGCGTTCGGCATGGGTCACCCCTGTGGGACGTTCGACATGGTGTCGTTCGTCGCGTCGCCGGGTGCCGGGCTCGCGGCTTCCGGGGTGCCCGCCCGCCGGCGGGGGTGTCGGGGTGCCGTTTCCGGGGTGCGGTGCCTAGCTGGGAACTCGCGGTGAGCGTACGCGCAGCCGGGCCGTGATGTCACGCATCTCGTCGACCGCTGACACCGGCCCGGTCCGTACAGCTAGCACCCGGGCGGTTTCGTAAGCGGGGGTCGACGTGAGCCCGACATGCAGCAGCGACGCCAACGTCCGTTCGATGGTGCCGTCGTCGAGGCGGTGGGTGCCGTGGGGGTAGACGACGGCGTGGACGGACATGGAGTGCAGGATCCCGGCCCGGACGAGCTCGAGGGCATGGTCGCCGACGGTGCCGTCGACCATCGCGAACTCGCCGTAGAGGCCGTCGGGTTCCTCGCGCAGCACTCGGGCCCGGCCGATCCGGCCGGTGATGGTCTCGTCGTGTTCGTGGCGTAACTCCACCCGCGGCGCGGCCCGAACGCACCGGCGAAACGCGCCGGGCCGGAACACTTCGGTGTACGGGACGCCACCGTCGCCGTCGGCGACCATCGACGGGGTGTTGTAGGGGACGCACCGGCCGATGACGGTGCGGCCGTCGCCGAGCTCGAAGGCGGCGTCGAACCGGCGGGAAACGGTTTCGCTCATGGCACAACCTCCAACACGGCCGGGGCGGGGGTGGGTGCGTCGGTGGGACGGGCGGCGGGGAGCGCGGCGGGAACCTCGGCGGTGCTTTCGAGGGGTGGACGGTTCTCGAGCTGGCGGACCTCGTCGACGGTTTCGAACCCGGCGTCGATGGCGATCTTGTGGGCGTTGAACCGGTCCAACGTCTGGCTGCGTAGCAGGGCGTCGGGGTTGAACCGCAACCGTTGCCCGCTGGGGAGCCAGGCGTTGAACGCCCGTTGCAGGCGGATGCACATCGGCTGCAACGTCTGCACCCACAGCCGGGTCATCTCGCCTTCGACGGTGGAGTAGGTGAGGCTGTCGCCGGTGGACCCGCCCAGCATGTACGGCGGCAGCCCGAACATCACCGCGATCGATGTCGCCGACCACCGTTGGCTTTCGATCAACTGGACATCGCGGGGGGTGACGGTCAGGGGCTGGTAGGTGACGCCGCCGGACAGGACGGCGGGCACGGACCGGCCCCGCCCGGTCGACGTGGCCCACTGGGTTTGCAGCGCGGCGGCCTGGTCCTTGTTCAACCGCAACGGGTGGGTGAGCACCGCCGGCGGCACCGGATTCGACAATGAATCCGTGGCATACGACTGGGCGGCGTAGGCGGCCGCCAACGCCGAACCGGGGCCGGCGTTCACGTCCAGGATCCCCAGCCCGACCGGCGCGCCCGGCGGCCGCTGCCACCGGACATGCAGCAGCTCGAGCGGCGACGGGTTCGCCAAAACCATCTCGCCACCGGATCCGGTCGTCCACCGGTACTGCCACCCCCCGGCCGGCGCCGGTTCGACGGTCACGGTGTCGGGGTTCAACACGTAGAACGACTCCGGGTAGCCGGTCCAGTCGTACCCGGTGACCAGCAGGTAGGCGTTCCCGCGCAACACCAGCGACCACAGGATCTGGCCGACCTCGTCCGTCCACCCCACCACGTCACCGGCCGGTCTCGCGACGAACGGCGGTTCCGGGAGCTGCTCGTAGTCGCCCCGCAGGCGTTGCACCGGCAGCGTGCCGATCTCGTCGGCGTAGATCGCCAACGCCCGATAGACGGCCGCCACCGACAGCGCGGTGCGGGCGGTGACGGGCATCTGCCACCACTGCGCGCCGGTGTCGGAAACGAAGACCGACGTGTACGGGCCCGGGATCGGCCACCACGACGGCGGCGACCACTGCCTGGCGATCGTTCGCGCCCGGTCGATGACGCCCATGCGCTGCCCAGTGTCGCGCTAACTCCCGCGAACTACCGGGAATCCAGGAAATTCTGGAAATTCAGGAAATTCAGAAGATTGCTGGGGCGGCGTGGCGTTCGGTGTCCCGGGCCGTCCACCACGCCAACCGCGCCGCCCGGGCGGCGTCGACGGGCCGGCCGTCGTCCGGGGCGACGAGACGAAGCTGCCCGTCGGGGGTCGACGAACCCACCGTCGCGGCGATGTGCGCCGCCAACGTCGGATCATGATCGTGCGCGACCCGGCCTTCGACGATGGCACGGCGGAACTCCGTCGACGACCCGACCTCGAGCTCCTTGGTGTCCTGCCACACCCGCACCGGCATCCCCGCGTCGGTCATCCTGCCCACCAAGTTCGGCAGGATCCGAGGCTGGACCACCAGCGTCAACACCTGCCACCGGTCGAACGCGTCCGCCAACACCGACTCAAGCTCGGCCTCGGTCACCGACTCGGCGATCCAGGCGGTGAACAGCCCGCCGTCCAACGTGGCCCCGATCAACGCGAACGAGCTGGCGAACGTGCCCGCCAGGCCCAACACGATCTCCGCATCCGGGTCCGCCGGCGGCACGTTCGGGCAGTCATCCCACGCCGTGCCCGGCAGCCACCCCGCCAACGTGGCGTCCACCCACTGCCCCAACCGGTACATGCGGAACTCGGCCTCCGACACCAGCTGCAGCTCCGCCTCGAGAACGGCGGCATCCAACAGGCCGGCCTTGATGCCCGGGTTAGCTCGATGCCACTCCCGCCGGTCATCGACCGCGCACCCCGCCGCCGCCGCGTGTTCGACCCACGTCACCTGCGCCCCCTCCGCGGCCCGTTCCCGCAACCCGAACAGCGCCGACGTTTGCGCGTTCGGCGCCGGCGTCCCGATCGCCAACACCAGCGACTCAGCCCGCTTCCCGGCGCCCTGCATCACCGCCGCGAACACCGCCGGAGTGATCGTCTGCGCCTCGTCGACCAACGCGATCGTCGGGTTCAACCCCTGCAACCCGTCCACATCGGCGGGGAGCGTGACCAGCGTCCCGTTGTTCCACCGCGACCACACCCGACGGTCATTGATCGCCGAGTACGGGACCACCCGGCCCTCGAGCTCCGGGTGCGAGCGGACCATCGCCGCGATCGGCTCCAACAGGTTGCGGGTCGCCTGCTTCCCGTTGAACGCCACCAGCGGCACCTGCGGCGTGTCGGGATGGTCGCACAACGCCCACAACCCCACCGCCGCCCACAACCCGGACTTGGCGTTGCCCCGCGGGATCTGCAACCCACCAGTCCGCACCCTCGACGCCAGCAGCTCCTCGAGGGCGTGACGCTGATAGGGGCGGACCTTCATCAGCTGCCCGCCGAACGGCCCGGCCGGCACCCGGCAGTACGTCTCGATGAACCGGATCGCCCGCGCCGCCCGGCTCTTCGTCCGCCACGCCCGCCACGGCGGCGCCTCCCGCGACACCCGCGTGTCACGAGCGCCGGTCCGCTCCCCCCGCCCCCGCCCCCGCGCCGTAGGCGCCGCCGAAGCGAGCACACCGGCCCGGTCTGTGGTGCCGGCCGCCGTCACCGGCGGGCTCTACGGGCCACTGGCGGGCCGTTCCTGGGCGAGTACGCCGGCATCCGGCCGTTTCCGGCGAACACTGGTTCGGGCGGGGCGATTCAGGGCGTGGAGTGCTCGAGACGTGACCTGACTACCACGCCCCCAAAAAACCGGGTCCCCCGAAAACCGGCCTCCCCGGTTTTCGCCCCCCACCGTCGATGCCCTCCCCCTTCGCCGCCCCGTCGGGTCCACGCCCCTGTGTGCCCGCACCCACTCGAGGGACCGGCGGCTGTTGCACGCACCACAGGCCGCCACCAGGTTCGCCGGGTGGTCGGTGCCGCCTTCGATGCGGGGTGTCACATGGTCGACGGTGTCGGCGTACCCGCCGCACCAGTGGCACACGTGCCGGTCACGGTCGAGGATGAACAGTCGTAGACGGCGGCGTAGCGCCCCGTTCCGAGCCCACGCCGAGGTCATCGATCGTCACCCTCGGTGCGTCGGCGGGTGACGTGTTCGGTGGCGAGGGTGCCGAGCACACCCACGCACCCGGACGACACGGCGAACGCGCCGGCCGACGAGTAGCCGAGCCCGGCGAGGACGACACCGGCGACGATCCCGACGATGGCGACGATCCCGAGGAGCGCGAGTAGCGCGGCCTGGTGGGTGGCGGCGGTCATCGGCGGGCGAGCAGGAACCGGACGAGGGCGACGCCGGCGATGACGGCGACGCTGATGGCGGTGATCCACGCCTGGGTGTCGGTCATCACAGTCTCCCTTGCATCCAGTCCAACAGGAACCCGAGCGCGAGGCCGCCCAATGTGGCGGCCAACGCGACGACCAGGAACAGGAACATCATTCGGTGCCGGCAGTCGTCGGGGTCGTCGGTGCAGTCGAGCTCGTCGTCTTGGTTGTAGACCACGCGGTACAGCATGGACGGGCCGACGCGTTCGACTCGGCGACCTTGAGGGTGTCGACCAGGTCGGCGCCGGCGGCGAGGTCGGTGCGGCAGTAGGCGCACCGGACGAACCACAGTTTCGTGGGGCCTTTCCACCAGGTGAGTTTCCCGGGCGGGACCGTCACGGTTCGGCCCGGTTCGTTGTGGGACGGTCCATGTCTCGAAACGGGCGTTCACTCTCATCGGGAGAACCGCCGTGCTGGTTGGTGATGAGGCGTTGGTTGCGGGCGTTGCGTAACGCTTCCCGTGCCGCGGCGAGGCCTGCTTCTGCGTTTTCGCGTTGTTCGCTGGTGTAGCGGGTTCGGTGGGCGTGGTCGCGTTCTTCGTGGCAGTGGTCGCACCACGGCGGGTCGGTGAACACGGTGCCGCACCACCCGCACTCACCCGGGTCCAGGTCGTCGGTCATCGGGGTTTGCGGTTTCGGTGGAGGAGCTCTCGGGCCGCGTTGGAACCGCGGAGGTTGAGCTCGGGGTTGATGGGGGGCGCCGCCGCCCCTTTGGGCGGCGCGGCGGCGCCCTGTGGATGTGTGAGAGGCCCGGACGCGCCTCTTTCAAACTCAAAACAACTCAATTTCCCACCACCCCGTGGTGGGGTTGGTGGGGTTCCGTGGTGGGGTTGGTGGGGTTCCGTGGTGGGGTCCCCGCCAACCACCCCACCGGCCTGTGGTGGGGTTGTGGACAATTTCGGGAGCCAATACACAGTCGGTTGACCGTCCTGAGACCACGCCTCGACGAACCCCGCCGCCACCAGTTCCGCGAGCCCGTCACGGACCCGGGTCATCCCGAACCCCGACAACCGGGCGATCACCCGCACCCCCGGCTGAGACCGCCGATACCGGTCGGCGTAATCGTCCAACACCCGGTACGCCGCCACCGCGTACCCCGACAGTCCCACCGACGCCGCCAGCTCCCCGAACGCCCGCCCATCGGGCCGGTTCACCGGATCCGCCGGTGGGCGTCGACACCGACCACGTACCGGCCGTACCGGGTCCCGTAGGTGCGGTGACCGTCCCACGCCCGTCTAGCTTCGCCTCTCGAGCGGTGATTCATGCTCACCCACCCGCACGAACACGCCACCGTCACCCACCTGACCCCCCGGTAGTAGGCGGTATGGCCGGTGTTCACGGGAACGGGTCATCGTCACGACCGGGCCGGGACGACAGCCCACGATGACGCGTGTTTTCCGTCGTCCCGGCACCGGTTGCGGTCTCCCCTGCAGCCAGCGGGGAAGAGCTGGGGTTGGTCTCGATGGGGGTTGAGACCGGTCCCTGTTGTACACCCCGACGGCGGCCGTTGACGGCGAGCTCG